GTACCACCAACCAAGGCTCGCTTCAAGGGAGAACAACTTGAGCGACACCGTCACAATCAAATTCAAAAACTGGGACAAGTACAACAAGCGCCAGAAGGACATTAAGCGCCCTTACTGGTTTGCCATGTCTAACGAGATTTTCATGGATCCGTTCTACGTGGAACTGAACGACCAGGAGAAGCAGGCTTTCATCTGGCTTCTGTGCGAGGCGTCTAGGCAGAACAAGTACGGCGAAGTCGAGGTGTCTTTTCGCCTGTTTTCACAACACACAGGCTACAAGAACACTACTTTGCGCACTACTTTGGATAAGTTATTGAAATCAGGGCGCGCGGCAGGATCACGGCAGGATCACGGCGTCAACGCGACCGCTACAGAACAGAACAGGACAATACAAGAATACTCTTTGTCGGCTCCGCTCGACGGTGTGGAAGGTGAAATTTCAGAGGCTGATGAGGGTGAGTTTAACCTCGAGGCAATCTACCAGGCCTATCCTCGTCGGAAGGGCGACCAGCGGAAGCAACTCGGCCTCAAGCGCCTAAAGGCCATGATCAAGACCGAAGCCGACTTCGAGCTTGCGATGCGGTCGGTCAAAGGGTACAAGGCCCACCTCATGAGTCAAAGCAAGGTCGGCACGGAGTTCGTGAAAATGTTCGCCTCGTTCTGGGATCCGCTCGGAGACTGGAAAGCCTGGGCGCAGAAGCCCGAGCGCAACACCTCGTCAGACATCACCGAGGATCTGATCATCAAGGCCTTTGGATACATCCCAGGAGGCGTCGATGCTTAACACACAATCAGGCTTCGAAGTATTCAGCAACGCCGCTGTCGAGATCGTCAACCCACCAAAGGGGTACATGATTAAGCGCTGGCCCTTGTTTAGCCAGTACACCGGAGGGCTCAGGCTTCATGAGTTTACGATCTTTTGCGGAGCGACAGGAGCAGGCAAGACCCAGTTCCTTGCGAACCTTGTTTATCACCTCACCAGCCAGAAGGTAAAATGCTTCATCGCCTCGGTCGAGACAGGCCAGAACGATTTCGCGCGCCGTATGATGAGCGCCGCCGGACGGAATGATTTTAACTCGGGCCACGCCATGAGCCCGGAAAAGTTCACGCCCACGATCAAGCAAAATGAGTTTATGCTCGAGCATACGATCTTTTCCACGCATGACAACAGGATCGATGTTCTCGAGATGGTTCAAACACTCCAGTACCTAAACGAGAAAAAGGGCGTCGAGGTGGCAGTCCTCGATAACCTAAACTTTTTTCTAAAGCCCACGAAGTCGAGTGATGTACTGCTCGAGATGGACGAGGCAGTCCATGCTTTTGTGATGCTGGCGAAGAAGATCCCGATCCACATCTTCATGGTCATGCACCCAAAGAAGACCGAGGGAGGGAAGGTGCTCTCCGAGTTTGACATCAAGGGAAGCTCGACCTCGGTGCAGGAAGCTAGCAACGTGCTATTGTTCAACAGGCTGAACGAGGACGAGATGGATGATGGATTCTCGCCACTGACTCGCGAGCTCGTTTTCAAAAAGATTCGTAAGCGCGGGGCGTTCGTTAACAAAAAGTTTTACATGGATTTCAATCAGGGAGCATACGATGAATTACAGGAGCGAACTCAACCGGATCAGCAATCTTTTCAATCGTCTCGCCAGTCTCGAAGCGGAGGTCGTAAGCATTTCGGGCCTGATCTGTAACGGGTGCGGATGGGACAAGCGCCCAGAAATGCGCCCGGACTCCGAGCTGACCGAGGCTGAGAAAGCCATGAAGAAGGCGCTCATGGCGATGTCACACTTCAAGGCCAGGATGAAAGACCAGCGGAATCTCATTCCGTTCAAAGCTGAATCCGGAACATGGGTCTATTACTGCGACCAATGCGCGAAGCCAAAGGCTATCAGTTCTAATAATAAGACCGAATGGGGTTTCTGAGGTAGTCTCGCGGCATGAACAACAAAGATGACGCCGAACAAATTGCAAAGGTAAAGGCCATGCTTCGTGATCCTCTGGTCGCGCAGGCTTGGAATATTTACGTGGCCATGGAATACAACAAGGGCTGGAACTCGAAATCGTTTCTCATCGCCAGGGACAGGGCGTGGAAAACGTATTGTCACTATCGCGATCAATTCATGGGCTTCAAAGCCTTTGAAGATTCGCAATCAATCAACTGAAAGGAGCAGAAACATGGAAAACAAAATAAAGCTCGTAGGGAACGCGCTCTTCGTAAAGCATCGCCAGACTCAGACCGGAAAGCAGATTACCGCTCTCATGGTCGAATGTCAGAACACCGGAGGATACACTTCCAAAATTCCGGTCACTTACTTCCACAACGGCGAAGGCTCTGGGATCCGCAATGGGGATCAAATCAAGATCCTTGGAAGCCTGCGGAACGCGATGGTGAAGAACGTCGATCCGAACGCTAAGAAGGAGTTTAGGCTCGAGGCGATGGCTGAGCAGATCGAGGTTCTAACCGCTGACGTTCCGTTTTGATAGCCTTGGGACATTAACCATTGAAGCCCTGCCTGGCCGAGCAGGCGTCCCGAGATCGGCCAAATTTTAACAGGATGGGAGATAAAAATGTTCGATCAGTACACCGATGGATTCAACGAAGGATTTGACTTCGCACACTCAGGGCCAGCGATTCAGAAAGCAGTAACCGAGGCCGAAGAGCGCGGATTCAAGCGAGCTGTGAAGGATCCGCTTTACATCCGGATGCATCGCGACCGAGTCGAGATCATGCTCGACCAAGTGGAGGATGCAGCTTTCGATAAGGTTCTGAAGGCCTTCTCCGAGTTCGGGCTTTTCAACACCAGCGAAACGGGTCTAGGCTATGACGTGCCGAACCGTGGTGGGGCAATCCATGAATGGCTCAAGGTGAATCGAGACCGGATCCTGGCCTCTGGCCTTCCGATCCGTGGCGACGTTACGACTGGAGGCGCGGAATGACTGACAAGGAGCTTTCGCAAAGCGCATACTTTTACGGACTTGAAGCTGGGTTTAATCTGGCGATGAAAGAGCTTTACAAGATCCGCGAGGACGAGAAGAACGGAAACGTCACGAACTGTCTTCACGCATACGAGTGGGGATTGTATCTCGATCGGGTTATGAATCGGTCACTCGAAGAAGCGAAGACGAAATACATGGAGATCAACAAATGAGCGAGCGTCAACTCTGCGTGTTCATGATGAAGCGGAACGGAGAGCCCTACCGCTGGATCGTCCGGGTCACCGTGCAGAAAGAACGGCGATACGTCGGATGCTACAAGACCAGGCCCGAAGCCGTGAGCGCTCTCAATGCGTTCATGGCGAAGTATGGGAGGCAGTAACACATGACCCCCACCGAAATGCACATTGATGCACTGATGGAAAAGATCGAGAAGCTCGAAGCCGAAAACGCCCGGTATCGGAAGGCGTTGGAGTTCTATGCAAATAAAACAAATTATTCTTATTACTGTTATGAATATAATTTGAAGACTTGCGGAGATGACGAACTTGGCTCTCATGCCCGTGAAGCGTTGAAAGGTGGGGAGTGATGGACACGATCGTCGAACTCGGGTGGATGTTTTTCTTCTCCGGCTTCGCCTTCGTGACCGGGGCGATCTTAGCATGGGCGAGCCTGTCATGGCTGAGGGAGGTTTTGTGGAAAAGGTGAAACACGCGCCGAGCTGTCTCGGGTATATCTGCACCTGTGGGGCTGGGAGAAAATGAATGGCCTGGATCTATTTTCAGGAATCGGTGGAATCGGGATCGCTCTCGAGCCATGGGTCAGAACAGTCGCCTATTGTGAGCGTGACCGATACGCTCAGTGCGTCCTTCTGTCCAGGATGCGATCAGGTGAAATTGATACCGCTCCAATCTGGGACGATGTCACAACACTCCGAGCAGATATGCTCCCACGAATCGACATCATCTTCGGTGGATTCCCATGCCAAGATCTCAGCATCGCAAAGCAAAATAGAAAAGGCTTGGATGGAGAGCGAAGCGGTTTATTCTACGAAATTATCCGCTTGGTCAAAGAAATCTCACCCTCATTCGTCTTTCTGGAAAACGTGCCAGCCATCAGAACTAATGGCCTTCTCGATGTCGTCAGCACCTTTACAGAAATCGGGTATGATTGTAGATGGACTTGTCTATCTGCCTCAGATGTTGGAGCCAAGCACAAGCGAGAAAGATGGTTCCTACTGGCGCACCCCCAACGCAAACGGCGCATCACGGGGACCGATGAGCTTGCACACAGCCTTGACGGGAGGACACCAGATCAGCTTGGTGACTCAAGTGAAGCATCCCGAACTGTGGCCGACTCCGAGTTCTCGGGATCACAAGGGCGGTTATCAGTATGGGAGAGTGAGGAACGGGAAGGTGAGCAAGGACACACTGGACGCAGCGGTTCAAGCCTATCGACCGGGGGGGCTACTGAATCCAGACCCAACCTCTCAGAAGAGTTTTGGACAGTTGAGCCCCCTTTGGACAGAGTGGTTGATGGGTTACCCTATCGGATGGACAGAATTAAGTGCCTCGGTAACTCAGTGGTTCCGCTCCAAATCAGGGAAGCGTTCAAGAAGCTCGCAGGGTTAAGTTTATGATGCGAATCCAATACGAGAAGCTAGTGGTCAGGATTCATAAGCTCATCGACGACGAGCTGGAGATGGACACTGACGAGGGGCGCGAGGTGTTCCGCGCCATGACTCAGGCTCTGTTTGACGTTTACTTAAGCAACCGGAAGGCGAGGCTAGACCATGTGCAAGCGACTAATGACTAGGGCGCTGGCGCTCCTGTTCGTGATCCTGCTCGACGTGGCCCTTCAGTGGTGGGCGTGGTTCTATCACGCGAAGCGGCTGGATATTCTTGAGCTTCAGATCCTCACAGCCATCTCTGATTTTACTGGCTAGCATGGCGAGACTCGGCGACCATGTCTCCGTGGCAAAGAAGAAAGCCGAACCGCCTAAAACCGATACCATCATCAAGGGACTCCAGGAAGCAGTCTCTCGGGATCTCATCGCTCGGGTCAGGCGCGAGGCCTATGACCATGGCAAGGCCGACGGATACCAGCTCGCGATCGCCATCATCGACGAGGAGGTAGGAGAATGCGCCTGTCGGATGCAAGATTCCATGCTGGTGATCTGCGCCTCCTGCCAGTCCGAACCGATCTTAACTTATCTGATTGAGATGCGAAAACACGTCTTTGACATCTGAGCCTATAAGGAAATCTAATTATCTAAATCGCTATCGTCTGGAGTATTGTCTCGCCATCAAACAAACCAGCCGAAGCGAGGCGGCTACAATATGCAGAATATCCCATTCAACGATTACAGGGCCATGACTGGCCTAAACGCGAGCCTTCTCAAGGCCTGCGCAAACGGGCTCTACCACGGCTATCGGGCGCTCCATGTGCCGATGGAACCATCGGACGCGATGCGATTCGGGACTGCGCTCCATGCTTACTTTCTCGAGTTCGATCGGTTCACCGATCTGGTCGCAGTCAGGCCTAACGTCGATCGTCGCACCAAGGCTGGGAAGGAAATCGCTGAAGCCTTCGAGCTAAGCGCTGGCGCGAAGACCGTAATCAGCCAGGACGATCTTGAGCTGATTAAGCGCATGAGGCTCAAGGCCATGAGCCTAAACGACTACACAGCCGTCGAGGTGGACGGGCTCAAAGAGTACACGATCCAGGGCATGGCTCAGTTTGCCGAGATCAAGGGGCGTCTCGACCTGGTAGCTAAAGACGGATCTGTGATCGTCGACGTGAAGACCACGAAGAGCGCGGATCCTGCTCAGTTCGCTCGGGACTTCGTGAACCTCCATTATGACATCCAGTTCCTGCACTACGCGAACCTGGCCCGGCTCGAGTGGCCCGATCTCCGCGACGTGCCGAGGATGCTAGTCCTGGCCTGCGAGACCACCTCGGGCGAGGTGGCATTGTACGACGTGACCGAGATCACGACCAGGGAGAGAGCTGTTGAGAAATACTGGAAGGCCGTGGACACGTTTTACCAGCTCGAGAAGACGACCGAACAGCCCGATAAGTTCGCGCAGTACGCCGTGAAACTTGAAGCCCCGGCATGGGCATGAAAGAGAGAAGACTATGAAGAACATCGTGCAGGCATTACTCAAGGCTCAAAAGGAAATCCAGAACGCTCGGAAGGATGCGAGTAACCCACACTTCCGATCGAAGTACGCGACGCTCGAGAACGTACTCGAGGCCGTGAAGTCTCCGCTAAACGACAACGGGATCGCTATCGCTCAGACGTGCGGGAAGGATCCCGAGGGCCACTTCGTCGAGACTAGGCTGATCCACGAATCGGGCGAAACGCTCGAGAGCCGGATCTACCTCGTGCTCGAGAAGCAGTCCATGCAGGGCTACGGCTCGGCACTCACCTACGGGCGCAGGCTGTCTCTGGCTTCCCTGGTGGCCATCGGAGCCGAGGAGGACGACGACGCGAACCGAGCAGAGCGTGAGGCCCCAAGACCGCAGGCTAGACAAACGCAGGCATCGAAGCCGATCCAGGGCAAGGGAGGCCCGAGCTGGGACGACTTCTCCAGGTAACCGCCAGCCCGACCGCACTCGGGCTCCACTCGCAGGCGGTGGACGGGGCGATTGACTTCGGTCGGTCGCCCTGTTTTACTTCGAGCCATGGCATCACAACCCGAGAAGCTGATCGAAAACCAGATCCTGCAGTACCTTTTCAAGCGCGGCATTTTTGCGTGGAAGAACCAGAGCGTCGGAGTGTTCGATCCGGTGAAACGGATATACCGCAAGTCTAACAACCCCTTCCACATCAAGGGCGTTTCCGACATCCTCGGGATCATGAACGACGGGCGAATCCTGGCGATCGAGGTGAAGACCGAGAAGGGGCGAGCATCTCCGGAGCAACAGCTATTTATTCAGAAAATAAAAGATCGAGGGGGGATTGCATTCGTCGCTCGATCGGTGTACGACGTGGAAAAGGAACTGAATCATGACACAACTCATCCGCCAGGTTCTGGAGACTAACGATCCTTTCGTCATCGTGGGCCTGCTCATCGGCTCCTTCGTCGCCATCGTCTTCGGGCTTCTGTTCATCCTGTCAGTGTTCCTAACCCTGACCGATCGGGAGCGCCGGAATGGTCGCTAGGTTCATGCTCCGCATTCTCAACTTCCTAGACAGCCTACTGTCTCGGTTCCTCCTCGCAGTCGCCGGAACCCCCCAAAATATCCCGGCTTCGGCGAGGGGGAAAACTAACAAACCAAAACGAAAGGGTATCGAAATGAAATCGAAGAAAATCGCAACCAAGAAGCCAGTCGCTAAAGCCAAGAAGATCACCGTGAAGGCGAAGAAGTCCGCGACCAAAAAGAAGAAATAAATTCGTCGGCTCCCATCCGACAAAGCGAAGGCCAGAGTCTCTCCATGCGTGTTCCTTTCAATGCGATGGCTCTGGCCTTTTCTATTTCCGAGCGTATCATCGAGTCAGGGATGGGAGGGACGCGCCGTGGTATTCTATTGCGAAACGTGCGAGATGATGAAGACACGCGACCAGGTAATTCGAAAGATTTACACATGGGTCTGCGCCGATTGCCGAACGATCCTGATGGTGGTGAACAGTGAACCAGACCGTAAGCTCAACTAGTCACTCCCACGGGAGCTTGAAGTCCTCGCTCGGGAAGCTCATCGGGACGTTGAAGACGTTTTTCCTGACCTTGGTGATCTTCTTAGGCGCCATGATCTTTTTCTCAGATAACCTCTCCTGATCCATAAGGTCGCCACACCAGCATCGTTTCTGCTTAACGATCCACATACCTGAATCATAGCCAGCCGACGTCCGACAGTATATTTTACACTCGGCGTCTCGGAGCTGGTCTAAGCTAAAGCAGAGCGCTATCAGAGCCAGGATCCCAGCTCTCACTTCTTAGTGCTCCGGTCGCGGTAGTAGGCGAGCAACCGATCGGCGTCTTTCATCATCGTCCGGCCATACTTCCCGAACAGCTCGGCGAACCATTCTTCGACCTGATCGTCGTCTAGCTGAAGCTCATGGAACGAGAGCTCATGCTGATAGGCGTGGATCAGCTCATGGAGGATCGTCTCCGAGTTCATGCTCGAGCGCCGGATATGGATCTTGCGATCTTCTAGCATGGCCACGCCGTGAGTCTCGCCGAATCGGGCGTTATGTACCTTGTCGGAGCGGACTGTGATCTTCCATTTCTTATTTACAACTTTAACGATCATCTCAGTCTCCTCGGTGTTAGAAGCTAATGAAGCGCGGGCCGTACTCGTCAATGAGGCCGATCCCGGTCGTCCAGTTATGGATCCGCTGAGGGCGGTAGGAGAGGGCTTTGGAGTAGGGATCGCCGATGAAGCCAGCGTTAAGCTCCCAGAAGGTCTCGCCATTATATGACCGATAGTTAACCCCACCGCGGTGAGAGTGACCGCAAACGACGTTGCACTGGTTGTAATCACGGTGAGCGCCCAGTTTCGAATAGTGGCCATGCGTGAACAAGATCCCATTGATGAACAGCTCCTCGGTGGGGTCGTGGATAGTGTGGACAGCGTTGAACGTCATTCGCTGGCGCATAGCCTGCTCGATCAGATGCTCACCCTCTGGGAATTTCTCGACGATCCGCTTCAGCACTCTGGCGTCATGGTTCCCCATGAGCTGGAACCGCTTCGCGTTCGGAACTAGCTCGAGGAGCTTATCCCAGAACTCGACCGCCATGCTGTGGGCAAGTTCATCCTCAGCCTTCGGCGTGTAGGTGTTCAGAGACCGGGCGAACTTCGAGGCCGAATACTGATCGGTCAGATCGCCGACCTGGACGATTACGTCCGGCTGTTCCTTGTAGGCGAAGGCGTAGACCATCGATAGCGCGTTCTGGTTCACGAACGGGAGATGCATATCGCCGATGACCATGATCTTCTCGGCGTGGTTCAGCCTGACCACATTCCGCATCTCCTTTGACTGGATGACCTCGCGGATCTTCTCCGGGTCGTCGATCGGTGGGAAGGGATCCTTCTTCTTTGGCTCTTCCTTTTCCTCAACCCACAGGCCCGCCGCCTTGAGAGCGTTGTCCCAGGTTCCGAATAACAGCGTGACCGGGATCCGTGGAAAGATCGCTTGAAAGTCTGAGATCATCGGGACGCGTCCGAGTTCGTGGGCTAGTTCCTTCAGCTTACACACCACATAATGATGCTGGTCCATGCGTGTTCCCCCATCGATAGGGTGAGGGTATCGGGTAGGAAAAAAAAGCCTAGCGTGGTGGCGCGGTGCGGTAACGGCTTCGAGTTCCATTCCCGACGCTCATGGTCTAATCATGAGGGAAGGCCTCAGTGGGGCCGCCTGGGCTCATCCAGTGGAGGGACAGAATGGAAGCAACGATTCATTGTAAATTCGACACTCTCGCTGATCCTCGCACTCTTCAGGATCACGCGAAGAACCGGAACAAACACTCAGACGAGCAGATCGAGCGCCTGGCGAAGCTCTACGGCTACCACGGGGTTAGGCACCCGATCATCGTCTCGAGTCTCTCGGGTTGCATCGTCGCAGGACATGGCCGTAAGCTCGCCGCGATCAAGGCAGGGATCAAGGAAATGCCCGTCGTGTTCCAGAGCTTTGCGGATGAGGTCGCAGAGTATGCTTTTATCCAGGCAGACAACGCGATTGCCTCATGGGCCGACCTAGATCTGGCCGGGATCAATGCGGATCTTGGAGACCTTGGCCCGGACTTTGATCTGGAAATGCTAGGGATCGAGGACTTCACGCTCGACTTAGCTGAGAAGCTCGAGCCAGGATGCGATGAGGACGACGTGCCAGAGGCAAGGCCAGATCCGAAGGTGGTACGGGGCGAAGTTTACATCCTCGGGAATCATCGGCTGATGTGCGGAGACTCGACTACGATCACGGATGTTGAGAGACTGATGAACAGCGAGAAGGCCGATATGGTTTTCACCGATCCGCCTTATGGAATCAGTTATGAAGGGGGCCACTTCCATTCTGGTGATGTGAACATTAAAAGAAAAAGAGAAAAGTTGGCTAATGATGACAGTGATCAAATTTATGAAGATGTGATCCCCGTTATATCTTTATTCGTACAAGGTCCGTGTTACACGTGGTTTGCCGATAAAAAACCGATAAAGTTATTCAACGCAATAAACGCCTGCGGTGAAGCTCATGCAATGATTGTATGGCATAAAACAAATGCAACGTATGCGGCGATGAATGCTCAATATAAACAGAGACATGAGGTTTGTCTTTATTGGAAGCCAAAAGGATCGACTCTCCGATGGTGTGGCCCGTCTGATGAAAGAACAATCTGGGAAATGAAAAGGGATGGCATAAATGAATATCATCCAACACAGAAGCCCGTCGAGCTTGCTGAGAGAGCAATAAAAAACCACGAAGCAAAATCGGTTTTGGATCTATTCGGCGGATCAGGCTCAACCCTTATTGCTTGCGAAAAAACCGCTCGAAACTGCTTTATGATGGAACTCGATCCGATCTACTGCGGTGTGATCCTCGACCGCTGGCAAAAGTTCTCGAGAAAGAAGGCGCACCGAGAAGACGGTATCGCTTGGGATGAGATCAAGGGGGCCGAGTAATGGCACGGCCTGAGATCGAGATCGACGAGAAGCTGGTGTATAAGCTGGCCAGCATAGGGTGTAAGGTGAGCGAGATAGCCGATTTCGTGGGATGCTCGACCGATACGCTCGAGCGCCGTTTTGCGGTGGAAATAAAAAAAGGGAAGGCCGAGCTGAGAATGTCGCTCAGGCGCTGGCAACTTGAGGCGGCTCGGAAGGGCAACGCATCGCTACTGATATGGCTCGGTAAACAAATGCTGGGACAGAAGGACACGATCGAGATCGACGGCGACTCTGGCATCAAGCTAACCATGAACTACGAACGCAAGAAGAAGGCATGAGTGACAGCGCGGAAAGTTCTTATTCGAAGCCGTATTTCAGCGAGTTCAACCCGAGGGTTATTCCTTATCAGTCTGATGTCGTTGATTTTCTGGATGAGTGGGATTTCGGAACAGGTACGCCAGAGCTTCTACTCTCTGGTAGTTACGGATCCGCGAAGTCTATTCTTATGGCTCACTTGGCAGTCCGTCATTGTGTGGAGAATCCTGGAGCCCGAGTCTGTCTCGCAAGGAAAGCCCTACCAGACCTGAAGGATACGATCTTCAAGGAGATCCTCGAGCATATCGCCGAGGACTTCGTCGAGGGTAAGCATTACCGAGTGAACCATTCGACCGCTAAAGTTACTTGGTGGAACGGCTCCGAGATCATCTCGAGAAGCTGGTCGGATAAGAAATACAAGAAGGCCCGATCACTCAAGCTCTCAATGGTCGTATTCGAGGAGCTGACCGAGAATAACGACGACGACAAGCAGGCTTTCGATACGCTAAAGGCCCGCCTTCGACGGATCCCGACCGTCAAGGAAAACATCCTAGTCGCCGCGACTAACCCAGACGGCCCGGGCCACTGGGTCTACAAGTATTTCTTCGAGAATAATCAGCCGACGCGCAAGGTGTTCAAGTCGGTCACGACTGACAATCCATTCCTCGATCCGGTGTATATCCAGCAACTGAAGGCAGACCTAGCACCTCGAGAGGCTCAGCGGTATATCTACGGCGAGTGGGTGGAGATCGACCAGGATAGGATCTACTCGGCCTATGATCCCGAGCTGAACTACCTAAAGACCGATTACACGCCCCATCCTCATCACCCGATCATTCTTGCCTTCGACTTCAACATCGGCCACGGTAAGCCCATGTCCTCGATCGCGGGCCAGTTCATCGACGGGGTCTGGCACTTTTTCGATGAGGTGGTGATCCAAGGGGCCAGGACTCAGGACGCCATTGAAGCCTGGCTCGAGCGCTCATACATTACGCACGGCGCTAGGGTTCTAGTCCATGGCGACGCCTCCGGTCAGGCCCGGGACACTAGGAGCATCGTGTCCGATTACGACATTATCCGTCGGGCTCTGGCGAATCACGGCGTTAACGTGACCATGGAAGTCCCACGGGAGAATCCACCGATCAGGAAGCGCCATAACATCGTGAACGCCTATTGCCTAAACGAGGCGGGGGCTCGGCGCTTGTTCATTTACAACAGGTGCAAGGTGGCCCATGATGGCATGAGACTGTCAGCCTTGAAGAAGTCGGGCGAATATATCGAGGACGATTCGAAGGCTTACCAGCATATCACGACCGCGATCGGCTACTCGGTAGTTTACGAGCACAACAGGCTCGGGACTCAGGCGGTCGGAAGCTCAAGGAGATTCTGAGAATGTTTAACTTACTGAACCCCACCGTCAGACGCCAGATCATCGAAGAGAGCAAAGGCTCCGAGAACGTCGAGCGTAAGAAGATCAGCTTCGGCCAGTTCGAGATTTTCAAGGATCGCATCCTTCAGCAAGTAAAGTCTTACCTCGAGGGGTTCTACTCGAAGGACACCATCCAGAACACGCCGATCGTCTCTAGCGTGAACCTGGCCCGCCGGATCGTAAAGAAGGAAGCCAGCCTTTACCGTCGCGCACCTACTCGTGAGTTCTACGGGATGAGCGAGGAGCAGGAAGCGGTCATTCGCCAGATTTACGCAGATCTCAAGATCGACTCGATCATGATGAAGGCGAACGAATACTTTAAGCTCCAGGATCAGGCTCACCTATACGTCGTTCCTCGTAAGGGTAAGCTCAAGGTCCAGGCCTTGCTGGCTCATAACCTCGACGTGGTTCCGTCCAGCGAAGATCCAGAAGATGGCGAGGTCTATGTCATCAATGGCTTCGACCGAACCATGGCTAACGTAAAGGTGAGCGAAGACGGCGACAGCATGGACGAGATGATCGCGGACGAAGACGACTATCAGGCCGGGCTCAAGGCCTCGGCGGTCTGGTCTCCCCTGTTCAACTTCGTCATGGATCAACAGGGCAACATCATGCCAGCCGAGTCCTACGAGAACCCGATCGGTGGTGTCGTCCCGTTCGTGGACATCAACGGCGGTAAGGATGGCGAGTACTGGGTACGCTCTGGCGCGGCACTGACAGACTTCACGATCCAGTTCAACGCAGGCCTGACCGACCTCGGGAACGTGGTCAGGATGCAGGGCTTCGGCCAGGCGTGGCTCAAGGCTCCGTCGAACCTGATCCCGAACAATATCCAGATCGGGACTAACTTTGTCCTGCGCTTGCCTATCGATCCGAATAATCCTGTTGAGACGGACTTCGGCTATGCTAACGCGAACCCTGATCTGCAGGGCTCGCTCTCCTACCTCGAGGGCCTGCTTTCGAGCTTCCTGACCTCCCGGGGCGTGGATCCGAAGGTCGTTAACGCTAAGATGGACTCGGTGAAGTACAGCTCGGGATTCGAGCGCCTGCTTGCCATGGTCGAGCAGTTCGAGGCTTCCGAGGCTGACATCAGCGCATTCCAGGACGCCGAGCAGAAACTGTTCAAGATCATCGTCGCTTATGTGAACACCTATGGCGGGACCAGCGTTCTCCCTGGCTACCGTGCCGCTCCGATCAGTCAGGACGCATTCGTCGAGGTTAGCTACAAGAAGCCCCAGTCGGTCATGAGCGAAGCCGAGAAGCTCGCCACCATTCAACAGCGCAAGGAGATGGGCCTCATCACTCAGGTTGAGGCTATCGCGCTTGATCGCGAGATTGACGCCGATGAGGCGCAGGAAGTCTACCAGCGGATCCAGGCCGAGCAGGGCGCAGAGATCGAAAGAATCATGCCAACTCGCCAGCCTGAGACCGTGGACGTCGAGGACGACGAAGAGCCTGTGAATGGCTGAACCGGGGATCAAGCTCACTAAGAAGCGAGTCTCTCAGAAGCTCGATCTGAATGAGCTGACGGGCCGGAACATAGCCTCCGATTCCGTCCTGGTGCGGAAGATCGCTCAAGGCATCATCGACTACATGGTCGACCGGGCGAAGTCTGGAAGGGGCCTCGGGCGCAAGGATCTGAAAAGTCCCTATTCGAAAAGCTATTCCGAGAGCCTAACCTTCAAGGCGGCTGGCAAGGCTCGTAATGATGTGAACATGACTCTCTCGGGCGATATGCTCCGGTCTATCGACATTCTCGAGGAAGACGGGGCCAGTGTCGTGATCGGGATTGAGGACGAGGTGGACGCGCCCAAAGCCTACGGACATCAAACCGGATTCGAGGGCCACCCTACGATCCCAAGCGGGAAGTATAAGCGCCCATTTTTCGGCGTCACAGCCGACGAGGTGAAGAAGCAAGTCCTCCCGAAGTTCAAAGCCGAGATCGACCAGAGCGCAGGGGCCAGGACGATCAGTTCGCTCGAGAGCCAGGAGACCGCGATCTCGTTCATCCAAGGGATCCGCAGGCTCGGCCAGCTCTTCGAGGTGATCGAGTGAAGCTGAAACTAAACCAGAAAAGCCTAGACCGCCTAGAGGCCGACACGAAGGCCAGGCTGACGCGAGTTCTGTCGAACAAGGAAATGTTAGGCGAGGTCGGAGACATGGCGATCGACATGATCCGGCAGAACACCAGAAAAGGAACCTCGACGGTCACTGACCAGAAGTTCGCGCCACTATCGAAGCCATGGATGAAGACACGCGAGAGGATCGCATCGTCGCAAGGAACTCATCCGACCTATTCGAAGAGGCGGTCGAACCTGACTCTCTCGGGCCAGCTACTGGATTCACTGAAGCGCTCAGTGGTCGGGAGGGCCGTAAGAATCTTCTTCGATGGCACTCATATCCCGTACAGGATCCAGACCAGAAATGGTATCTCGAGAGTCGGGAAGCTAATAAAGAACAGCAAACTGGCGCAGTATGTCGCGGAGCAGGGCCGACCGTTCTTCGGATTCTCAAAAGCCTTTGAATTAAAGCTCCTGACTCAGGTGAAAAGGGTTGTCATTCGTTACATAAGGCGTAATCTTTGAGCAAACAAACTTGATAAACCAAGGAGGACGATCAAGAATGGAAGAACAGAACGTGCCCAGTGGGCAATCGACAGAAGGCAGTGCCGGAAGCCGAGACAGTTCGGGCGATGTTGTGAAGTACGAAACCTATTCAAAAGCGATTGGAGAGATCAAAGCTCTCAAGTCGAAGCTGAATGAGTTTCAGGCTAAGGAACACGAGCGGGAACAGACTGTGTTAGCTGAACAGGGCAAGTATAAGGAAGCCCTAGAGAACGCCTTGAAATCCAAGCGGGAGATCGAGGAAGCGTTCAAGGCCAAGGATGCCGCCTATGCTAAGACAGTTTTCCAGAAGGAGGTCAAAGCACTGGCCGTCTCTATGGGAGCCCGCAAGGAAGCCTTGGAAGACATCGTAAAGGTGGGCGACTGGTCTAGTGTCGAAATCGACGAGAGCTTCAATCTCAATATCGATCAGCTCAAGACACAGATCGCGAACCTTGCGAAGTCGAAACCCTACTTCTTTACCAACACCGCCACAAAGCCGGGTGATGTTCACGTTTCGGCTGGTAAGTTCGAGTCTGGAGAGAAATCCGTAAAGGATCTTTCGAAGGATGAGATCATCAAAAAACTGAAAACACTCTAACCAAAAGGAAATACTATGCCTGACGTCATCACAGGGAATACAGAGCTAAGCTCTACTAAGAATGATCTGATCACTAGCCTCGTCCAGAAGGAACTGAAGTTCCGGGCGAAGCTCCTCGCAACCGTAACCGACCTGTCCAGCTACGCTGGCAAGGGCATGAAGTCTATCAGCTTCCCAAAGCTGTCTAGCTTCTCAGTTGAGAATCGCGCTAGCGCTGCTCCTGGAACCATCCAGGCTCTGTCCGCTACCACTGACAAGCTCGACCTCAACCTTAACGCCTACGTTTCTTGGTTGGTTGACTCGTCCGACGAGATCCAATCCTCGATCGACGTTCAGATCGAAAACGCTCTCCGCGCCGCTGCCGCTCATGGTCGCTACGTGGACGAGCAGATCATCGCTGTCCTCGAGGCAGGCGCTGGTCTCGACATCGGAAGCGCTCCAATCACCTCCGACTTGATCCTCGACGCTCGCGAGCAACTCGTGAAGTCTTTCGCTGATCCTATGGCTTGCGTTATGCTTGTAGGTGCAGATCAGGAGAAGGCTATGCTCAAGATCGCTGACTTCGTCCGCGCTGACTACTACGGATCCAGCAACATCCCATCCGGTGAAATCGGTCGGGTGTGGGGAATGCCTGTAATGGTTCACCAGGGCGTCGCCGCTGGTAAGGCTTACTTCTACTCGAAGGACTCCGTCGGCGTTGCATTCCAGAAAGCTCCTTCGATGGCTGAACAGCCTGAGATTGCTTACGGAACTAACGCTAAGCGCGTTGCCATCGACCAGCTCTTCGGCGTTAAGGCGCTCCAGACTGGCGAACTCGGCGCTGCTTCTGGCAAGTCTCCGCTGATCGTTAAGCTCTAATCGACTAACGGAATGGGTAGGGACACGCTTCCTTCCGCAATTCCGAATTTCATCACCGCCTCGAGCCCGATGGGTTTGAGGCGGTTGATGCTATCTAATAACGCCAGGATGGGAGCACATGTTCGATACTTCGACATTCAACAGGCCACTGTAAATGGGCGCCTGGTCTGGATCGCATGGTTCTATGAGGATCTCTCGTCGATCAATATCCGAGAGCTGGAGGGCGCGAAATGAGTCTACCAGGCAGTCAGCACGATCGCGAGTACCAGAAGTTCAGAGATAGCGAGACCGGGGCCGCGGTTGCCATCGTAGGATCTGGCCCGGGTGGATCCATTACTGTCGAGACCGCAGGTGTCCAGTGGGACGAGATCATAACCACATTTCCATCGGCTAACGTCGACGTTTTTACTTATCGTCTGGCCGGGAACGTGGTTCAAACTGTGACTGTCACTTATGATTCAGCATCTAAAAAGAATCCGGTTTCTGTCGTGAAGGTGAGGCCGTGATGCCTTGGAAGTTCGACGCACAGATCGGCGACCTGGTTTTCTTCATCAAGCCCGATGATGTGTCGGATCCTGCGAACATTACACTCGGAGACGCTGGACTGTCTGATCTGGCTATCGACA